TATGTATTATAGTCAGTCAAGTAACGTAATTATACACAGGTGGGTGGGGGGTCAAATGTCAAGCAGTTTTCCTCAAAAAAAAGGTAGGGTCAAAGAAAAGAAAAGAACTTATATAATTTTAAATACCTTATAACTACGCACATATCCGTATAAATTCGCCTGGAATATCTTTCACTCTGGTCAAATGCCTGGGTAAGCTCCCTGGTCAATTCGCCTGGAAGATTTATTGCGTCCAGGAAACAACCAGGAATGAATTAATTTAGTCTTAGATTAAGGTAGTCTTATAATTGATTTAGGTAGTCTTCTTCCTGGTTAATCTTCCTGGCTTTCTAACAGGGTCTTAATCTTCTCTTCTATATCGGCTTCTATGTCCGTGCTTGCTCGTGCTTCCTTCGTCTCTACTACATCACTAAATAGAGCTACACTTTTTCCTAATAGTTCCAGGCTACGGATTCGGCTTGCTGAACTATCAGCTTCAGTAGATTCTTTATATAGTCTCTCAAGAACGTAAGACCTTGTTCGGATGCTTGAGGCTACTGCATGGTCTTCCTTCCTCTCTAATGCCTTCCTGATACTTTGGGTTATCTTAGGGTTAGTGCTAAGTAGTCGGCTAGCTTCTACTTCTACCCATTTAGGAATAGTTCCATTCTTGTTAGGCTTAACGTCATAGCTATTGAAGTAGGCTTCTTTATATGTGGGGTAAGTTCCCTTGACGATTGCATCCACGAATTTTCTTTGCTTGATTGTTAGGTCGTCATCCTTCCCAACAATTTTGAGACTGGTTTTTTTATTTTCTTTCATGCTTGCATTATGTAACTTTTTCCCTGGTTATGTAATGCTCACATTATGCTAGCAATTATGGTGTGTTCTGATATTATTAAATATTCAATTAAACCAACGGAGGTTATATAGAAAAAGTTCAAGATAGTGTACTGGGATGTGACAGGTCTTAACCAGTAATGAGGTTCACAAGAATTAGCCTCGGAGATAGAAGTAAAGTTCCAAAACAAAATATGCGTACTCAAAGAACTAACGAAAGACTTACGAATAAAAGTTGAAACTAAGTTAGGGAGACGGAAACGAAAAATTCCAGTAGCGACATCCTCCAATGTCCTAACAGGTGGCTTCTGTTAGCTGATGAGTGAGGTAATGAATTCATGTAGCCAATGCCTACGAATATAAAGCGTGTTGCATTGTAAAAATAAATCTGAATTTATTACCTCTAGCCAATTAATAACGAAACAGACTGGAGGGTCTATATTATGGATAAAGAAAAAACGAAAACTATAAGTATAAAGTTATCACCATTAGACTTATTGCACTACAGACTATGTGCAAGATTTAGAGACTTGGATTATGGTCTTTATGCTTTTATGATTAGTGAGGTTACAAAGGTTCTTGCAGAAATGCCTGAAGATATTCTTGAGCGACTTGTTGAATCTGATTTTCTTGTCTCTAAAAAAGATGAGGATGAGGTAGAAGAGGTTGCACAATGAAAATAGTACATCATGAAAATGGCAGTATTACTGCTAGTGTATCAATTCCAAAAGAACTTGAAGAAGCGATTGAGGAAGAAGCAAACACTTATAGGGATGCAGTTAACTTGAATGAGATTTTTACAGAATCTGAAATAACTCTTATTCAGGGAGCGTTGAATAATTACTTTCCAAAGTTTAAAGATTTAACTGATGAAATTCAGCGAACTGAAGAACTGGAAAGATTGATTCAATTCATAGAGGAATCTTGCTAATGAATAAAGATAAATTATTTAATGAGTTCCGTACTTGTGAAAAATGTAATAATAAATTTTTATTTGCTAACTTATCTCATTCTCATATTGAAGGATTACTTAATCCAACATTAGAGAATGAAAAGGAAGTAGAGGGTTATTATTGTTGGGATTGTACTGAAACTCTAGAGGAGGCGACACAATGAGAAATATATCTAGAGTTATTGCTACTGCGTTTAGAGATAGGAGAACTAAATCTATTTCTAATTCTCGTACGGATGAGTTCGGTTATTATTTGCATGGTCATAAAATTGCTAATTGGGATAAAGACCACAACGGAAAAATATTATCTTTTTCTTTGTGTGGGTGGGGAACTGTTACAACCAGGGAAAGATTAAATTCCCTGTTTAGAGTTCTTTGCTATCCTATTTCAATTCAGCAAAGGAACTACAACCAGGTTTTAAATTTTAAAGATAAGAGCCTGGTTATAGATTCTAATACTGCAATTAATTATCACGTTGACTTGGATTGTATAACTTTTGGAAGTGGGGATATTTCACTTTCAAAATACGAAGCTATCCAGGAAGGGTGGTTAGATAAATAGAGGAGGAAATTAATGCTACTCTTAACGGAGTAGCATTTTTTTTGTTTCTTTTTTTTTGTATTTTTTTTTATATTTTTTTTTATTTTTAAAATTGATTGAGATAGTCGTTGAATAAGATAGTCCACGAATTAACGTGCTGAAGAGAATCCTAATTATGGGATTCAAGAAACTAACTAATGGAGGTTAGAAAATGTTAAATATAATAGTAATAGTGGTTACTGCCATGGGTCTAGTAGCATTCGGTGGATTAGGTTATACATGGATGCAATATTTAAGGTGGGAGAATGGGATGTTTGATTTACTCGTTCTTTTCGCTACAGGTGTTGGTGTTGGTGCTTGTTGGATTGAGTTATGGCATTCACTCGTATCGGAATATTTAGAAATCAAGGGAGAGAAGTAATATGATTTTAGTCGAATTTAAAATTTCAATTGGTTCTGATGAATCATTTTCAGAATTTTCTTACTTTGAAAATCTTGATGAGGAAAATTATGCAAGTTTACATGGTGAGCGTTTTGTTTCTGCACCTGAAGGTAAATACATAGATACTCTTCTTTTAGAAGAGGTCTACGGAATACCTGGAGAAGGTTTTGAAGAAGCAGAACTCTCTGTAGATGTTTTTGATTATGGAGATGACAAAAGCATATGTGTTCACGAAGTTTACGATTTAAACGTAGAACAACTTGAAACTCTTAAAGAATTTCACATTGTTTATTAAACCAACTGAAGAGTATTTGAAACAATACGAAAGAAATTAAATAGAGGTATCTCTAGCCTGTAAAAAGGTTTTCTATTGGTGTTAGCATTTCTGCTAACTTAACTATAATTATTTCATGGAGGTAAAATGAAATATAAACCTAGTGAAGCGTTGTATATGATGCAATGCGAAATTAAGGCTAACAATACTCCGTTCCTAATTGGTGGAACTGGTATTGGAAAGTCTGCAATAGTCGAAGAGGTGCGAGACATCTTAGCTGACGGAAGAAAGGTGGTTACAGATAAAGTCAATCCAACTGCAAAAGAATATGGATGGATAGATTTTAGAAGTAGCTTGTATGAGTCTTATGACCTATCAGGCATTCCTTATATTGAGGAAGGCAAACAGAAGAGAGCCTTTTTAGGTAATCTTCCTGTTAGTGGAGAAGGTATGCTTTTCCTGGATGAGTTCGGACAATCTCATCATTCAATGCAAACTGTTCTATCTCAACTTATGTATGAGAAACGAATAGGAGATTATGAATTGCCAACTCCTGAAAATGGAAAAGGTAATTGGGTAATTGTTTGTGCTTCCAATAAAGCTAGTGATAGGGCTGGTTCTAATAAGATTCCTTCCCATTGCTATTC